TATCCATGTATTTTCAAAGTCAAATACAATCTTATCGGCTTTAGATTTAAAATGACCTACTTTGCCGTAATCATCTTTTTTAAATTTTATTATAGGACTTAAATCAAATTTAAATTTTTGATTAGACTTAGATTTTATTATACCTTCTACGTGCCAATACTCTTCATGAATTTGTTTTTTTGTAGCATACTTAATATCATCTAATTGATCTTCAAATTTCATCCTCTTTTATATTCTGTTGGTAAACCTACATGAATTCTTGTGTCAAAAATATTATTTTTATTTTTTTTAGTATCTATATTATAGTGAAGAAAAACTTGACCACACAACTCACCTTCAAACTTTTCTCTCCAATGTTCTAATTCCATTCCTCTATAAACTAACATATCTCCAGGTTTTAAATTAACCTTAATTCCTTTTGCTTTGCTTTCCATAGTAAATTTTTTATTATCAGGAATACCAACATTTTCATAAGGACTTAAATAAATAGGCCATGAATCTCCTCCTAAATTTAAAGTTGTAGATATTTCACAACTGTATCTATCTTTATGTCTTTTAAGTTCATCACCTTTTTTATACATTCTAGTATAACTATAAGAAGGTTGTAATTTTAATTCAGTATGTTTTTCCATTACAGGATGCACTTTTAATAATAATGTTTCCATTGCAATATCTGAGTAATGTGAATAAGTTCCTGGGACTTGTCCATCATTAAAAGTACCGAACATTGTTTCAAAAGGAGAAATATATCTATCTTTTAATAATCTATCGACTACAGTTTTTTTGATATTTAAATAATTAAATAAAAATAAAGCTAAATCTTTATTTATTGCTTTTTTAATTACTAGATATTTTTTATCCTTAAAACTCATTTATACCACGCTATTAATGTATATCTATTACCTTTTTTTATTTTATTTACTTCGTGTAAATATAATCCATTACTAAAAATTACAAGAGCACCTTTACTTGGTTTAAATTTAATATCTTTTATTAAAGTTTCACCTCCATCAAAATCATCATTTAAATATATCAAAAAAGATAAAAAATCTCCTTCATCATAATGAGGTTTCATTTCAGAACCTTCAGGCCAATTTACTATTTCCATATTATCTACGTTTTTAAAATTAAAAAACGTTATCATACTATTCAATCTTTCTAATATTTTATTATTGTTATATTTTAATATAATAGTATCTCTATAATGTTCTGTTTGTTTTTTATTATTTTTAAAATATTTTATTAATGCATCACACTCTTGTGGCGTAATAAAATTATCTATTTTTGATATAATACTAAACATTAACTATTTCCTTTGGTACAGCTTGAACATTAAAATGTATAAATCTAAATGGATCTACTCCATGATCTACTACGAACTCATGTTCGATATAACCTGGAAATATAATTAATGTTCCTGGTTCAATATGTTGTCTTACATATTCTGTTCCATAAACTATTGAATTTATATCAGGTCTTAGTTTTAATTTAGACATCCTAGCTGAACCCCTAGGATCATGAAATATAGGATATGAAGTTTTATTAGAACATTTTAAAAAATAAAAACCAGACACATGTTGATTCCAATGAATGTGACCAGAGTGGTGACCTCCCCCTTTTTGTGCAAATTCTTGAACCCATAATTCAGTGAAAAGAGTTGTATATAAATTCATGTCATAACCCATACTAAATAAAAAATCCCAACATTTTTTACCTACAAATTTTTTAAATTCTAAAAAGTTTGAATCTTTTAGTAAGGTAGTAGAATTATGTGTAATACCAAAATCACCAGTTTTCTTAATTATTTCTTTATTATATTTCCTAGCTTCTTTAATATATTTATTAGAATGACGATTTAAATTTTTTAAATATTGAGGATGATTTTCAATCCATGTAGGTGTTTTAAAATATTCTTCTAACATATTATTTAAATGGTTTTCCTAAAGTCCATATAACCAAAGAATATCTTGTTCCTTGTGTTACTGGTTTTACTCTATGCCATACATGAGAGGGAAATACAACTATTGATCCTTTCTTATATATTTGTTGACAATTAACTTCATGTAATTTTCTTTTTCTTCTATCTGGTTCATAGTTTCTAAAATCAAATTGTAATTCACCCCCAGTATATTCTGAGCCATCAGTCAACTGACAAGTTACTGATAATTTTCTAATTTTACCGTGATCCCATTTACCTGGTCTATCGTAAGCTTTACTCCAACTATCGCAATGCCAATCATAATACTGATTAATTTTATATTTTGTAAATTGACAATCTTCACTTAATTCTAAATCAAAATTCCAACCTGCCTTTTCGTTTGCTTCCCAAACATAAGGTATTATTTGTCTATATATCCAAGGATCATTTAGCCATACAATATTGGAATTTCTTTTTTTCTTTAAATCTTTAATTTCTTTTTGAGATAAATTTTTATCTTCAAATCCTCCTGTTAATGCTAATTTTTCTTGTTTTGATAAACCAAATTGTATTAATTCATTACAAAATTTTGTACTTAATACACCAGGAAAACTATAATAATAATTTTGTAAATTCATTAGTTGTAATTAAAATTAATAACCATTCTTCTTTTTTCATCGGTACAAGTTACACTGCTATGATATTCTTCTGCATCGAATAATAATAAACTATTAGCTTCACTTTTTACCTTTTTACCATTTTTAAATTTTGTGTAACCATTATTGGTATTAATGTAAAATAAAGCTGTTTTATCAGCTCCCTTAACATCGTCTTTATGATATCCGTGAAAAGTTCTTTTATGGTCTCTTGTTGTCAAATTTGCTTTTATTCTAAAAAAAGTTTCTGCCTTTAATAAATCTGTTATAGGCTTGATTTGATTTAACATATGATCTTCACAATTTTGAATACCACCATTTTTTATAAAAATATACACAAACTGAAAATGATTATCACCAGGTTTATTTACATGTGAATTGAAATACCAAGGAAAATATGCGCTTGTAAAGAAATCATGTATTTGTTCTTTAAACAGTTTTTTAGGTAATACATTTTTATACAACATCATATTCTATCTCCAATAGAACGTTGATTTGTTGTGATGTATTTTTAGTTATAAAAAATTGTTGTGAGGATGGTAATATTACATAATCATTTGTTTCTAATTTACACAATTCTTTTTTTCCTTTTTTCCTATTATCATCATAGTCAATAATAGCAGCACAAGATTTTTCCCCAACAGATACTGCATACAAACAAATTTTATCCGATGAACTTGTTAGATAATTAGGATCTAATCTTAAAAAAGTATGTGAAAATTGATTAGGTAAAAGTATGTGATATTTATAAGGTTTATGTTTATCTAAAAATCTTTCGTTTCGTAGCTTGAAAGTTTCTTGAATATATTTATCAAGCCTATCTAAATCTTTTGAAAAAGGAACACTCTCATCATTAATATTAGCTGTAATTATATCAGATGCTATTTTTTTAGAATTGATTTCCCATCCCTCTGGCATAATAACTTGTCCAGTATGAATAGCTATTTCTGATAATACTTTTTTTTTCATTACACTATGTATATAGCATACTATGAGAAAAAATAAAGTTTTAAGAAGTGATTAAATCCCAAGTTAAATCAGTGTCATTCCAAACATAATAACTACCTGCTTCTCTTTCTTCAGTAGTTAAAGTTGGTTGTGCTCCTGCTGGTGATTCCCAATCTGCTGTAGTTAAATTTTTAGTCCATGATGAATAGGGTCTAGGTCTAATAAATATTTCATTTTCAGAGTCCCAAGTATAACCAATACAAGCATAGTTTCCTCTAAATGGAGTTCCTCCAGTTTTATGAGTGTTATTGTAAGTGTTGTAAGAAGTTTGGATCCACTGATTTGCTGGCCAATTATTATTTGCTTCTAAATAAGCTTGACCTACAGATTCAGTTTCAACTCCATCATCGTTTTGAACATACTTATCTTCAATATAAAGAACAGTTAAAACTTCATTAGTTTCATTTATTTTTGCAAAGTGTGCCATATTATTGATACTTATACCTTATTATTACTACGCCAGATCCACCAGCCCCACCTGAGTCTCCAGGCCCTGTTCTATCTCCGCCACCTCCACCGTCTCCAGTATTAGCTGCACCTGAAGTACCTTGTGGTTGCCCTGTTTCGTCTCGACCACCTACAGTTTTGGTTAAATTTGATCCACTAATATTAGATGTGGTTCCACCAGGATTCCCAGAAACACCTCCTCCAATTTTCACTACACCAGGTATACCTTGTGGTGGACTTGTTGGTGGGTTATTACCAGGTGCTGCAGATTTAGGTGCGGGTGAAGTAGGTCTACCTTGTCCTCCACCATTTCCTCCAGGAGTTGCTCCACCTCCTGATGGATGCGATCCTCCGCCTCCACCACCAGCAGATGTAATTGAAAAACCAGATGAAGGAGAACCTGTGCCTCCAGATTGACCATTACCACAGTTTCCACCTCCAGGGCCTCCACCTGCTCCGATAGTTATTGGATAACCTTGTGCTGATACTGGTACAGGAGAAACTGGAGCTGTTCTTGGCGCACATCCAGTAGTATAACAACCACTACCTGTTCCAGCAGACGCACGGAATCCTCCCGCACCGCCTCCTCCTCCTGCGTCACCGCCTGCACCTCCCCCGCCTGCGATAACCATATAATCTATAGTAGTTGATCCTGCAGGATTTCCTGCACATGTAACTGTAAATGTTCCTGGACTATTAAATGTATGAATTTTATAATCTCCTGATGTAGTAATTGTTCCACCAGTTGCGGTTACAAATACTGCATTTTCAGCAGCTCTAAATTGACCAATAGAAATTTGTCCTGATGCTGGAATAGGGCCATTAGGTGCGGGTGCACCCGATGGTACCAAAGGGCCACCTGAATAATACTCTGATAATGAAATTGGATTAGATCCACCAAATTCTGTTTGTATATCTGACAATCCAACATTTGTTGAAGGAACTGGCATTATATTTTCTCCTTACTTAATTTTTCTACTTTATCTGTTAATACTTTAACTGCCTCGATTAGTAAACATGTAAGTCTATCATATTTTACAGCTTTTACACCGTCTTGTCTTTGAGCTACAGCTTCAGGTAAAACTTTTTCTACCTCTTGAGCAATTACACCTACATCTTTTTTTCTAACAAAATAGCCATCTTCACCACCTCTTTGATCAATATATTCTTTTTTCCAATCAAATAAAACACCATTTAATTTTTTTAATGATTCTATTGGATCAGGGATGTTTTTAATATTTTCTTTTAATGCTACATCAGAAGAATAAAAAGCTGTTACATCATTAGTTGCTCTAATTTCACCTGTTGTACCCGATGCAGCAGTTCCAACTCCAAATGAATCAAACTGTACATCATTTGATGTTCCAAGAGATAAAGAAGTTCTTGCTGTATTTCCCGATTCAGCAATAAAATTAGAACCGTCTCCTACAATAAAATTACCATTAGTATTTGCTAATCCTGATATGTCTACTAAATTAGCACCTAATTTTAATTGATTTGATATTTCTATAATGTTTGTTCCGTTTGCATAACACAGTGCTACATTTTTTTCAGTTGTCCCAAATGTAAATCCTGTTCCACTAGCGGTTTTAAATTGAACTGTAAAAGCTCCTGAAGTATTGTTATAAACAATATAAGATTTTTCCACACTGTCTGGTACTGTTACAATTTGATTTCCTGTAATAGTGCCTGATAATTCTATGATTAAGTTTCTTGCATCTGAAGATGTAGTTGCACCGTCATTTATTAATAGAGCTGTTGTTGGAGCTCCT